GCCAGGTATCCCTTCTTGTCGCCGTGGGCTACTACCAGGCCTTTATGCTTGGCTTCCAGTTCGGCGATACCGGCGTCTGTCACGGAAAAGACGACGGCGGGGAAGGTGGGGGTAGTGAGATTTGTCATGTCGTTCTCCTTGCCGCCCGTTACGGGGCGGTATCGTTTAGTTCGGCGTCGAAGTCGTCTTGCGACTGGACGGGCGCATCGCTGGCTGCGCTTTCGAGGCAGGCCTTGCGCTCAGCGTAGGCAGTTGACACCTTGGACTTCTGATCGTCCGCCAGCGTGGCCGGGAACGTCTTGGCGGCTGCGCGCAGGGACTCCAGATCGCCGCAGCGGGCAATGGCGTCCAGGCAGGCGTCCATTGCTGACGTGTCTGGCCGCGCCTGTTCCTGCTTGCTTTGCTTGATGCGCTCCAGCGTGGCGGCGGTGCGGGTGACAGGCGTTACGTCACGCGGGCCGGAATCCAGCGCTTCTTCAGCGCAGATCATCCCTTTCAGCACATCCGGGAAAACGTCGCGCAAGGCCCAGCTGCGGGCGCGCATTTGCATCATGCGTTTCGGGTATTGGGTCCAGGGTCCGGACTTGCCCATCAGTCCCGCCTTCTTGGCGTCTTCCATGCTGAAGGTGCGGACAGCTTCGGGTTCTCCCTTGCGCTTGATGACGCAGGTTGCCTCGCGGTCGGTCTGCGTCTCGGTGATGTATTCAAAGGCAGGGCAGGCGCGGACCAGCGCAATCATGGCGTCGCCCCAGATGGACGGGCGGCCGTTAATCACGGCGATGTTCTGCATGGCCTGCATGGGCTGCAAGCCGATCTCCATTCCCCACTGGATGGCCACCAACACGTTACCGGGCTTGCCTTGGTAGTCCTTGGGAACGATGTCGGACTTCGCCAGCAAACCGGCAAACTCCATCGCCTCCTTCATGTTGGTCGGGGCCAGCGTGGCCAGTGCGTTGTTGCTCATGATGTTCTCCTATGCCCACTTGGGCAGGTTCAAAAGTTGGATGCCTTCGTCGTAGGCGGGCCATTCGCCGGAGGCGGTACTGTCGGCCAGCAACCGCATGGCGCGGCGGTATTTCTCATTGCCCTTGTCAAGCATCTCTGGCGAACACTCGTAGCAGGCGACGGCGTATGGCGCGTCGCGCTCGACGACCAACAGCAGGAACAGCGGCGGCTCGTCGGTGCCGTAGTGCTGCTGGAATCCGTCGCAGTACATGGCGGCGCTCAGGTCGTAGCCGAAATTGACGCAAGTCCGGGCGAAGACTTCGGCGCGGGCGTCGTCGGTAGACTTCACGTCCAGGATCAGGCCGGATGGCCACATATCGCAGGGTGCAATGTGGTAGTCGGGCCGGATTCGGCAAGCGAGGCCGGTTTGCTCGTCGGCCCAGAAGATGCTGGCTTCGGCATGACCGCCAGTCATGGCTTCGTGGATCTGGTGGCCACACAGGGCGCAGGCCATGGCCTGCGCAGTTGCAAGCTGCTCGGCGTCAATAACCGTCTTGCCTTCTGCGGCATCAATAAAAGCGGCGCGGATCGCCTTTCCTTCGGTTGTGCGGGCGTCCCACTTCGGCGCGATGATGTACTCGCTTCCGAACTTCTCCGGCTCCAGAAACAGCGTGTGCGTCAGGCTGCCCAGCACCATGCTTGCCGTAGGCTCCTTGCGGGGCGCACCGGCCAGATACGCGGCGTGGTAGTGGGCCGGACTGCGCAGGATGGTTTTCAGTTGGCTGCTGCTGACGCTGGGCAGGCTGTGGTAGTCGGCATTGCTCATGCCGAGGATCAGACCTGCATCAGGGATTTGTGCTTTTGCGTTCATGCGGCCTCCATCATCTTCGGCGCGATCTCAACCGCCACCACGGTCATCGGGCAGTCCGTTGACCAGAATTGCAGCGCGTGGCGGCGGGCAATGCCACGCGCCTCGATCGGCAGGTCTGCCAGCACGTCCACCTCGAACACCGGGCAGGCGTGCGTCCGGCGGTCATACGTCAGTGTCACGCGGAATGTCTTCATGGTCGTCGCTCCATACATAGATCAGGGTGCCGCCCATCAGCAGGGCGATGATGTAGGTGATCAGGCCGCCCAGCAGTGACCAGCAGGCCACTACCAGGAAGGCGGTGATAGCCGTCGCGAGGACGACGGCGAGGAGATCAAGCAGGTCGGAGGTTTTCATGCGGCCTCCAGCGCCATTTCTCGGCGCATGATGGCGTTCTCGTTGCGTGCCAATTCTTTGGCTCCTTTGTGGGCTTCGAGTGCTGCTTCCTCGACATGCTCTTGCAGGTCCTCGAAGTAATCGACCATGCCGCCGATGTCGTCGCCTTTCTCGGTCAGGATCTTCTCGATCTCGACCGACTCGCTTTCGCCCGGGCTGTCCCGGCTCGGCTCCTCACCGGGCCGGTAGTTGCCGATGACCTCCAGCCTCACGCCGTTGATCTCGATTGAAACGTGCATGTATTCCATGTCACACCTCCGCATTGATTCTGGCCGCAACACGAGAAGCACGAGCAGCCCACTTTGCCATTGCGGGCCACCAGTACCCGTGGCTGGCGTTGTGCTGCTGCCAGTCGGCCGCCACTTCAGACGTGATCAGCGTCCCGCCGTGACGGAAGAAAACGCTCACCTCAGGCCATGCAGACTTGGCAGCCTTCATGGCCGCCTTCACCCGGCGGTGGGAGACCTTGCGGCCGCCCATCTTGATTGCAACCTTGCACCCTTGCGGGTGGATGATGTCAGCCACGATCTGGTAGTTGCGACCACCACGTTTGGTGCAGCGAGCGAGTTGCTTGTAGTTCATGATTTTTCCCTCGTTGTTTGAACAAACATCAGCAGCACTCGGATTACTCCCCTGCACCCGGCAACCTTCAGGCGTTGCGTACCGTCCGGCGGAGTGCGGCTGTGTTTGGTCAAACCCTGTGCGCGGTGTCAGCCCTCCCAGCCTCATACCGTCCCGCGCCACCTGACGCTGTTGATGCAGCCGGTGCTTTACAGTCCCGCCGCATCGTCCGGGAAACATGGTGTGGCTGTCGTTTTTCGTTCGGGTCGCGCCTTCAGACCGTAGGCCGTTTCTGTCCGGGCCAGGACTCGGAGCTGTGTATTGCTACGATGAATCAAAGCTTATCACCTTTGCAGAATCCTGCAACAACTATTTGCAACATCCGGCAAAAATAACTATGATGAGCACATCGACAACGGAGGCGAAAATGCTAAACGTAAAAGAGGCGATTCATGACATGGGCGGCGCTGATGTCGTTGCAAAGCTGATTCCAGGGGCGACAAAGAACATCGTCTACCACTGGTCCAGCGCCAATCGGGTGGGGCCGCGTTTTTACCTGCGGTTTCTGGAACTGTGCAGCAAGATGAAGGTCAAGGTTGATCCGGTCAAAGTGATGAATGGGGATAAAAATGACTGAGCACATGGACTATCAAAACTTTGTTCGCGGCAAAATCGCCATGGCAAAGTTCAGCGGTTTCGATGTCAACGATTCCGAGATTTCACCTATCCTGAAGCCGCATCAGCGCGACATAGTGAAATGGGCGGTTCGCGGTGGTTGCCGGGCTATTTTTGCCGCGTTCGGTTTGGGTAAGTCTGTCATGCAGATTGAAACGCTGCGCCTGATTCATGCGCACGCTGGTGGCAAGGTACTGGTAATTTGCCCGCTCGGCGTCCGGCAAGAGTTCAAGCGCGACGCTCAAATGCTGAATGTGCGATTCGAGTTCATTCGCCGTGAATCTGAGATGACTCCGGATTGTGATTTCTACCTGACGAACTATGAGTCCGTGCGCGACGGAAAGCTGGACGTGAATCTGTTTACGGCCGTCTCACTGGATGAGGCGTCCGTGCTGCGGTCGTTTGGCAGCGACACATATCAGACTTTTTTACAGGTGTTCAAGACAGTAAAATATCGGTTTGTGGCCACGGCTACGCCATCGCCCAACAGGTTCAAAGAACTGATCCATTACGCCGGTTTCTTGGGAATCATGGACACCGGCCAGGCGCTGACGAGGTTCTTCAAGCGCGATAGCACAAAGGCCAACAACCTGACGCTCTATCCGCATAAAGAGCGCGAGTTCTGGCTGTGGATGAGTTCATGGGCGGTATTCATCAGCAAGCCATCTGACCTCGGTTACAACGACACCGGATATGCTTTGCCGGAAATGAAGGTCATCATTCACGAATTGCCGACCGATCATACCGGAGCTGGAACTGACCGCGATGGTCAAGGATTCCTGTTCCGCGATACCGCCATGGGCTTGTCATCAGCGGCGGCGGAAAAGCGGGAAAGCCTAGATGCCCGAGTTGCCAAGACTGCCGAGATTGTGAACGCATCGCCTGACGATCATTTCATTATCTGGCACGACTTGGAAACGGAACGGCAGGCTATCCAGAAGGCTTTCCCTGATTCACTGGCAGTATGGGGTTCTCAGGATTTGGAAGAGCGCGAACGTCGCATTATCGGGTTCAGCGATGGCGAGTTCCGCATCTTGTCAACAAAGCCGATTCTTGCCGGTTCAGGCTGCAACTTCCAGCGCCATTGCCACAAGATGATATTTACCGGCATCGGCTACAAGTTCAACGACTTTGTACAGGCCGTTCACCGGGTTCACCGCTTTTTACAGCCGCATCAATGCGAGATCCATATCATCCACACGGAAGCCGAGCGCGACGTGCTCAAGGTGCTGATGGAGAAGTGGGCGCAACATAACCAGATGGTGGAAAACATGACCGAGATTATCCGCAAGTATGGCCTGAATCATATCCAGATGGCCGAAGAATTGACGCGCTCAATTGGCGTCGATCGCATCGAGGTATCCGGCCAAGGCTGGACGGTGGCAAACAACGATTGCGTCATCGAAGCTCGCCGACAACCTGAAAACCATGTCGACCTGATCGTCACGTCCATTCCGTTTGCCAACCACTACGAATACACGCCGAGCTACAACGATTTCGGCCACACCGAGAATAACGATCATTTTTGGGCGCAGATGGATTTTCTGACGCCGGAACTGTTGCGCATCCTCAAGCCTGGCCGCATTTACGCCTGCCACGTCAAGGACCGCATCCTGTTCGGCAATGTGACCGGCGCTGGCGCTCCGACTGTTTCCCCGTTTCATTGCGAGGCGACGTTTCACGGACTGAAACATGGTTTCGACTACATGGGCATGATTACCGTAGTCACTGACGTGGTGCGCGAGAATAATCAGACGTACCGGCTCGGCTGGTCTGAGCAGTGCAAGGATGGCACAAAGATGGGCGTAGGTTCTCCGGAATACATCATCCTGTTTCGCAAGCCGCAGACTGACCGCACTCGAGGCTATGCCGATGAGCCGGTGAAGAAGTCGAAACAGGACTACACCCGAGCACACTGGCAGGTCGATGCCCATGCGTTCTGGCGCAGTAGCGGAAACCGCATGATTACGGCTGAAGAAATGGCCGGTTATGGCCCTGATAAGCTGGCCAGCATGTACACCAAGTACAGCCTACAAAACGTGTACGACTACGAGCATCACGTCAAGCTGGGTGAGGATCTGGAGTTGCGCGGCGCGCTGCCTTCCACGTTTATGAGTCTTGCACCGGGTTCGCACCATCCTGACGTGTGGCACGACATCAACCGCATGTTGACGCTCAACAGCGACCAGTCAAAGCGGGCCGTTGAGCAGCATGTTTGCCCGTTGCAGATCGACATCGTCAAGCGGCTGATTGAGCGATACAGCAACAAGGGAGAGCTGGTTTATGACCCATTCTGCGGCCTGGGAACCGTACCATATTGCGCTCTGGAAATGGGTCGCAGTGGTCAGGGCAGCGAGTTGAATCCTGGGTATTTCATGGACTCGACGTATTACCTGAAATCCATGGAACAGAAGGTCAACTCTCCGAAGTTGTTTGATTTTGACGCTGTTGAGTGACATCCGAAATAGGTATACATTCATCCCACGTTGTTTGTGTTGCAACAGGAGCCGGTAGCTCATCGGCTCAGGGACGAGGGTCTGACGTTTTAGCGAAAGGCGGGCGTCGGGACAGGGGACGAAATGAGTCAGACGGGTTCACCCTAAGCCGGTTCATCGCCGGGTCGATCAGATGCGAGTTGCTGGCGTAACCAGCACAACCATCAGCGCCTTGCTACGCCCAGGCTCAAGGGAGTCGCTCTCCGGCAACAGGGAACAGGGTGCTGATCGTTGCATCTGTCGGGAAATCCAGCGGCAACGCTGTCGAAACACAGAGCAACACTCAAGACCACGCAAAGGCCCGCCCAGCGTGGCCCGGAGCCTGTCCGGACAACAGGCAAACAACCGCATGGGCATTGTCTGGATTGGGAGAAACCCGGTCGCAGTGCCCAGCCGGTTGCAGCGAGTCGGAGAAATCCGTTTGACTCATCCTCTGCCCGTCTTGAGAACCGGGCCAGCTGGCGAACCAGCCGCTGCAACAAAAACGCACCGCACGGGATCGGGAAACCGACCGCAAATTGCGATCCGAAGCCGCCTGCGACGGCAAACGGATATCGCCCTGCCGACGGGTGGGGAGTGGTGAGTCAAGCATGGCGGCCGGGAAAGACCGGCGACTCAAAACAAGGACGGCATCATGCAAAAACCAGAAAACATTGCCATTTTTGCACTCGGAGTATCGTTCCTTGCGTACGCGATGTGGGCTATCTGGCCGGTGTTTTCGTTGTTGTGGATGTTGGCGATGTGGTAAAATTGCGTTGTGCGGCGGACCTTGGCAGGAAAAGCGCACGATATGAAGGGATGGTGCAGACATGAGACCGCTTTGTTTGTGCCATGTGCGAATAACAGGAACACCATCCGCCTGTTGTTTGCCTGCCAATGGCACAACACAAAGCGGTTTTTCCGTCTGAGGTGTACATGATTTCCTATAACCCGAAGTTTGCCGAAAAGATCGGCTCCGCCGTTGCTGCGATTCTTCTTTCTGTTGTCGTCAGAAAATGCGACGAATTGAAGATGGAGTGCATTGAAAGCACAGACCTTCAATTTGAGCTTGGATTTTCTGATGTTGAGCTTTATAGCGCACTCAAAACACTGCGTGATATTGGTTATATGCAGACCAAAAACAAAAGGAGCGGGCTAAGAACCTATATTCCTAATCCGGGGCTTCTTGAGGGTCGTGACTAATGTCCGTTAAAGTCATGGCAGCAATATTTGACCGATATCCGCACGGAGGCGGGGAGATGCTTCTTGCTCTCGCCCTTGCTGACCACGCTCACGAAGACGGAACATCAGTACGGCCATCTGTGAAACTGCTTGCAAAAAAAACGCGCCAGTCAGAGCGCACAGTGCAATATCAACTCCGCAAAATGCAGTCTTACGGATGGCTTATTCTTGTGCGTATTTCATCCGGAAAACCGGGAGACACAAACGAGTATAAGATCAATTCCGCATGGTTGACGGGTGCAAAATCTGACGGGTGCAATTTTTGCACGGGTGCAATTGACGGCATAGACGGGTGCAATCAGCAGCATGGACGGGTGCAAAATGACGCTGAGACGGGTGCAATAGCTGTTGCACCCAAACCTCTTCTTAAACCGTCAATTAAACCGTCAATAAACCTCCCCCCTACCCCCCAAGGGGGCGACGAGGACGAAATCCCTGCGGACTGGAAAGCGGATTCGCGGAGATTTGAGGCCATGTCGTTGGACTGGGAGCCTGACACCAATACCCTGGGAGCCTACCTGAACGGCAAGGCGGCAAATGGCAGGCCGGTGACAGAGGCGGATGTTCAGGCATTGCTGCCCGACTGGCGGCAAAGCGCCCATGCCAGTGGCAAGACCATGACCGACGCCCAGTGGACGCTGCGGCTGGTCAAGTACGTCATGGCCTGTCTGACCAACGACAGCCCTACACCAGCTATCCGCAAGACCTCAGAGCCGCAGGCTGACCCGCTGGCGTTCACAGAGGAAAACCGCCCTGAGCGCGGGCCGTACGCCCTGTTCAAACCCGGCCCCCAGAAAAAACCGCTGACCGACGAGGATCGGGACCGTATCGCCCAGCTGCGCCGCCAGGCATTTGGAGACGCAGCATGAGCGAATCCATTGAACTCTCCCTGGAAACCCTGCCGCACTCGCTGACGATGGAGCAGGCCGTCATCGGCGGCCTGCTGACCGGCGAAGGCTGGGACGACGTGTCCGGCATCCTGACCGACGCTGATTTCTACAGCCCGCGCCATGCCGTCATGTACCGGGCTATCGCCTCCCTGCACGGCATTGGGCAGGCGGTTGACCCGCTGACCATGCTGGACTGGCTGATCTCGAACAACCTGGACATGCAGGCCGGTGGCGAGGAGTACCTGTGCGACCTGGTGCGAAACACCCCGTCCAACACCCACAACCTGAGCCCCTATGCTCGCCGGGTGCATGATCTGGCCGTGCGCCGTCGCCTGCACGCCATTGGCGAAACCATTCGCACGATAGCCGCTGACGGCACGCGTGAACTGCCGGACCTGTTGTCCGAGTCTGACGCCATGATCTCGGCGCTGCTGGCCGGGCGTGTCGGCTCCGGAATCCGCATGACCGGCGGCGTGCAGCTGATGCGCGACGTGTTCAACGACGCCATCCGCGCATCGGAAAACCCCGGCATCAGCGGAATAACGACCGGACTCAGTGAGCTGGACGAGAAATCTGACGGCCTCCAGAAGGGCAACAGCATCGTTGTCGCGGCACCGCCGAGCATGGGGAAGACCGCTTTCGCTATGAGCCTGGTGCTGTCGGCGCTGCCTGCGGTCAAGCATCCGATTGTCGTGTTTTCGATGGAGATGCCTGCTCTGGATATTGGCCGCCGCATGATCGCCAACGTATCGCGGGTCAGCTACACATCGATCAAGCGAGGATTCGTGTTCACAGACCACGGCGGGGAAGATGGCTCTCGCATGACCCAGCGCATGTCAGTCCTGCAAACCGAAAACCTGATCGTCTGCGATGAGTCCGGCTTGACCCCGGCGATGATGCGGGCCGTGCTGCGCGGCGTCGCCAAGCGCCACGGCGGAGTCAGCATGGCGGTGGTGGATTACATCCAGCTGATGGACGCCAACAAGGCGCTGCCCAACAACCGCAACCAGGAACTGACCGCCATCTCCCGCGACATCAAGCGCATGGCGATGGATTTCAACATGCCGTTTGTCGTGATCTCCCAGCTGACGAAGGACGTGGAAAAACTCAAGCGACGCCCAACAAACGGCGACCTGCGTGAATCCGGAGCCATTGCCCAGGATGCGGACATGATCCTGATGGTCCACCGCCAAGAAAAATATGAGGCCAATCCAGGACATGAGCATGTCGGCAAGGCGGAAATCATCATCACGAAAAACCGGAACGGCGAGTGTGGAACCGTGCACTGCGGTTATGACGGGGCAACTTTCCGGTTCCACGAACTGGGGCCTGAATCATGGTGACAGTTGAGCGCGACGGCGGATACCTGCTGTTCAAGCGCGACGGCATCGAGTTTTACGACACGGCGATTCCTGCGCAGGCCGATGTCGGCAGGCTGATACGGCATCTGAGCGACAAAATGTGGTTTGCGGAGGTCCGTGCCGAGTGCATGGTGATGATCGCTTGTTATCACGGAAGTGGCAGTGACTCCGACGCATGACGCGTTACTGAGCCACGCATCGGTACGCGGCGCTACCTGCTGCCACCCGATGTCTGGCAGGTATTGCTCGGTAGGTCGTGAGTTGTGGCTCCAGTACCGGGCCGAGTGCGTCATGGATGGCGGCAAAGATGCGATGCAGTGTGTCAGGGCGCAGTCGCCGGAATGGGCGGATGAAATCAAGGTCAGGGCGCTGACCTTGATTGATAACGGGGGTGGAAAATGAAAAAACTGAGGACATCATGGGAGCGTCGAGAGTCGGAGCGCACCGGGAAGCCGATTGATCAGGTGCTGCATGATCTGATCGAAGCATCCGGCGGGAAATGGGAGGTCATCGGCGCGATAACGGGAATGACGCATCAGGGCGCTGTCCGCATGTTCCAGCGATATGGCATCGTCAAGCAACCGGCGCGAAACATCGACTACGAGGGTAAAAACGCCTCGTTGTTGCAGCATTGCCGAGACCACGGGTTGAAGTATTTTTGCGTGAAGGAGTACGTCAAGCGCAACAAGGTAAGTCCGCAAGCTGCGATGGACGCATATCGGGCCGGAGCCGTACGCCGCGTCTACTGGGGGAAACCGCAATGATGATTCTCGATTGCGTTGAACTCCCCTACCCACCCAGCGTAAACCACTACTGGGAACCGTGCGTCTACAAAAAACGCGGTAAAACGATAAGAGGCCGCAGGAAGTCCGAGAAGGCGCTGCAATTCATTGCCGCCATGAAGCTATTGGCAAGGCGAAAAAACGCCGTAATCGGGCGAGTAGGCGTGTTGCTGACGGTATTTTTCCCTGACAGAAGGGTTAGGGACTTGGATAACCTGCTGAAAGGCGTTTTGGATGGCCTGGTTGCCGCTGGGGTGATGCTGGACGACAGCCAGATTCACGACCTGCGCGTGGTGAACTCCGGCGAGATCGTGACCGGCGGGAAAATTGTTGTGAGCGTTTGGGAGATCTTGGAATGAAAAAACCACTACAGCGCCAGCCGTTCGCGGCGTTTACCGTCACGCCATCCGGAATTGACGGCGCGGTCAGGCACGAAAACGGATGCGCGAAATACTGCACGAAACCGCGAAATTGGAAGGTGTCCGCTGTGATCCGGTACGAAGACGGAGATGTAATTCGTGAGGATGTCGTCAGGTTCCAGGCTGAAAAGGCCATGCCGACGGATTTTACCGCCGAGATGTACCGCCATCTCAACGAACGGATTGCAGGTCGGAAATGGTATTTTGCGCGCGTGACGTGTCGTCCGGTGCTGAGCTGATGCAGGTCGAACTGTTTTCCGGCGATGATCCGGAGTGTCCAGGATATGACGTGTGTCCGGTTGCCATGTGCGGGTGTCGTTGGCTTGGCATGGGGACGCCTTTTGTCAGTGACTTGGAGAATCCAGACTTGCCAACCCATCAAGGCGAGGGATAATATCCAACAATCCCCCTTCCCGGTAGACCGCCGGGTTTTTTCTTCCGAGGCTGGCCATGCAGATATCACCTTGCCCCATTGCGTTACCGCTCGGCAAGCTGTCTGCATTGGCTGGAGTCAAATACATCGCTGTCCATTGTTCTGCCACTCGTCCGACAGCCATCATCTGCCTGTTGCTTACCGGGTGCGCCACCATGCAAATCCCGGTCTGTCCAGAGGTCACGCTCAAGCTCTGCCCGGCGGTGACAAAATGAAGCCCGTCCGCAGATCCAGATTCAAGGAGCCGTCATCCTGGGGCAGTCTCGGGGCGATGATCATCGGTATCGCACTCATGCCACCGGCAAACGACCTGCTGATGATGCTGGGAATCGCGTTCTGCGCGCTGGGAATCGCACTGAGGGAGCGCCATGAATGAGGCTGATATTCGTCGTGTTGGTGTCAACAACTGTGATGCTGATAGCCGCGTGGTTACCACCTCAGGCGGTGACGGCATGAAGGCGCGGTCGTTTGAGTCGGCGGTTGATGAGCTGTGCCGCATGATGATGGTGCCGGTGATGACGTTTGCAATCGTCGTGTTGCGTGGTTGGTATCAGGGACGGAAACGCTGGCCCGCGCGACTGATCGAGGGCGTTATTTTCGGAATGGTCGCAACCGTACTGCATCCAGTCGCCCGCTATGTGTTCGAGTCGCGCTTGGGATTCCCGGTCGACGTTGCCAACAATGCCGCGATTACGTTTGTGTGCGCGCTCGGGTATATCGGCGCTGACACGCTGAGTGATGCGGCAAAAACGTATTTTGGGAGGGAGTAATGGTCACGCGCGAGGAGGCTATTCACGTTCTGGCGCTGCTTTCCGATGGGGTGCCGATTGTTCAGTCGTGCAAGGAGCTTGGAATAACCAGGAGCAAGCTTTATGTGGCGATTGACCGCGAATACCTGGGGGACATGCACGCGCGCGCCAGAGAGGAATACGCCGAAGCACGCGTCGCTGAAATGCAAAACATCGCCGAAACCGTCGAGGATGTAGCCCGCGCAAAGCTGCTGTGCGACAACATCAAATGGGAAACCGCTCGCGTCGCTCCGAAAAAATACGGCGACAAAGTTCAGAACGAGCACACCGGCAAGGATGGCGGCCCGATAGAGCAGGCTGTCAGCATCTCGGTCACATTCCATGAGCCAGGTTAACGCTCAGTTTCCCGCAAAGCTGCAATGCCTGTTCAGGCCGTCACGCTACAAAATCCTTCACGGTGGACGCGGCTCCGGCAAATCTTGGGGCGTTGCCCGCGCCCTGCTGATCCTCGCTGCGCAGAAACCGATGCGCGTGCTATGCACTCGCGAGGTGCAAAATTCCATCCTCGAATCCGTCCACAAGCTGCTGTCTGACCAGATTTCTGACCTCGGCCTGTCTGCGTTTTACGAAATACAGAAGACAACCATCAAGGGCAGCAACGGCTCGCAATTCATTTTTGAGGGCCTGCGCGCCAACATCAACAGCATCAAATCGATGGAGGGAATCGATGTCTGCTGGGTTGAGGAAGCGGAAAAGGTCTCCGACGAATCATGGCGCGTGCTCATCCCGACAATCCGCGCCGACAACTCCGAAATATGGGTGACGTTCAACCCGCACCTGGAGACAGACCCAACTTACCAGCGATTCATCGCCAGCCCACCAGCCGGATCAGTGATTGTCGCCGTCAACTGGCGAGACAATCCGTGGTTCCCGTCTGTGCTGAATGATGAGCGTCTGGCGATGGAATCCAGTGGAAGCCGCGACCTGTACCTGCATATCTGGGAAGGTCATTGTATGCGGGTACTGGACGGCGCTGTCTATGCCGACGAAATGCGCCGGATGCGCGAGGAGGGCCGGATAACATCGGTTCCATATGAGCCGACGAAGCCAGTATCTACGTTTTGGGATTTGGGATGGGGCGACAATACGGCAATCTGGTTTGTGCAGTCGGTCGGTATGCAGTTGCGCGTGATCGACTTTTTGCAGGACAACCGGAAAACACTGGCGCACTATGCAAAGATGTTGCAGGCAAAGGAGTACGTTTATGACATGCATCACTTGCCTCATGATGCGAGTCACGGCAATCTCGGTACCGGTAAAACTACCCTGGAAATGCTGCGCGAGCTGGGCCTTAAATGCAAAATTGTCCCGCAAATCGGCATAGACAACGGCATCAAGGCGGCGCGGGCCATGTTTTCAACAGTCTGGATTGATGAAAAAAGATGCGCAGACGGGATTCGATCTTTAGAATACTATCACTACGACGAAAACACCGATGGCGGCGCGAAACGCAACCCGGCCCACGACTGGTCGAGTCATGCTGCTGACGCATGGCGGTATTTTGCTGTAGGCTACAAAGAGCGGTCAGAAACGCCGCGACAACCCAAGCCGCGAGCCGTCGGCTCCGGTAGCTGGATGAGTTAATCGCCGTGAGGCGCAGAGGTTCCCGATGACGGACAAGAATCAAGACGCATTCGCCAAGGCGCGAGAACGGTACGAACAGGCGGACAGCTACTGGGGCGAATGGCGCAAGGCTGCTCGCGAGGACAGGGAGTTCTTTGCCGGAGACCAGTGGTTGCCTGCTGACCGCAACAACCGCGAGATCCAGTGCCGACCTATTCTCACCATCAACCGCCTGCCTGTTTTCGCCAGACAAATCATCGGTGATGCGCGGCAGAACAAGCCTAGCATCAAAATCTACCCTGCTGAAGATGGAGATGTCGAAATTGCGGAAATATACGAGGGATTGATTCGCAACATCGAATACGTCAGCAGCGCTCCGGATGCATATGACACCGCGTTCGAGTCGTCGGTCATCTGCGGCATTGGCGCATGGAGAGTCTGCACCGACTACGTGAGCGATGACGCCTTTGAGCAGCACATCCTGATCGAGCGCATCCGAGAGCCACTGAGCATCACAATCGACCCCAACTCCGAGCGCGCTGATTTCTCGGACGCCGAGTGGTTGTTTTACGAGTACGACCTGAGCAAAGAGGAATTCAAGCACAAATGGCCGGATGCTGACCTGAGCGACTTTGCCACATCTGACGCCATGCCGGGGTGGCTTGATCGTGATTCTGTTCGCGTTGCCGAATATTGGTTCAAGGAGCGCGCCAAGAAGACGATTTACCTGCTGGGCGACGGAACCGTAACAGACAAGATGATTCCAGGGCTGCAAGTCATCCGCCAGCGCGAGGTCGAATCGGTCAAGGTCAGGCGCGCCACGATGGCTGGCTGGACATTTCTCGACGATCCGCAGGACTGGCCGGGGACAATGTTCCCGTTCGCCATCGTCACGGGCGAGGAATACCGCATCAAGAACAAGACGGATTATCGTGGCATTGTCCGAAACGCAATTGATGCTCAGCGCATGTATAACTATTGGCGCACGATGGAAACCGAAAACATCGCGCTGGCTCCAAAGACGCCGTTCCTTGTCGCCGATGACCAGATTGAGGGATTGGAACAGGAGTGGAACAACCTCAACACCGTTCCGATGCCCTACGTCCGGTACAACGCCAACTCGCAAGCGCCGATTCCGCACCAGATCCAGCCTCCTCAGATTCCGACCGCCTACGCCAATGCTTCAGCGGTATGCGTGGACGAAATCAAATCCACGACCGGCCTGTTTAACGCCAGTCTTGGCGAGGGCGGAACCGAATCGAGTGGTCGTGCAATCCTGGCGCGTCAACGTGAGGGTGACACCGCGACATTCCTCTGGGTGGACAACCTCAACCGCGCCATACGCTACACCGGGAAAATCCTCGTTGAGCTCATCCCGAAAATCTACGACTCCGAGCGCATCATCCGAGTGCTTGGCCCTGATGCCAGCAATGAGCAGGTTGCAATCAATCGCGTCGTCGGCGATGGCATGGGCGGTACCACCATCATCAACGACCTGTTATTCGGCCGCTATGACGTGATTGTGGAGTCCGGCCCGTCGTTTGCCACCAAGCGCGTCGAAGCGCTCAACAACATGGTGGAAATCGCCCGCATGAATCCGGCAATCATGCAAGTTGCCGGTGACCTGATGGTCAAGGCTATGGACTGGGAAGGCGCGGAAGAAATCGCTGAGCGTCTCAAGCTGATGCTGCCTCCGCAGATTTTGGCCGCCGAGAAACGGGGCGAAGATGGAGAGGAAGGACCGCAGATTCCGCCGGAAATCCAGGCGCAGATACAGCAGGGGATGCAACTCATTGAGCAGCAAAAGGCGCGCATTGATGAGCTGGAAGACGAGCTTGAGGACAAGGACGAGGACAGGCGCTTGAAACAGTACGAAATCGACGTGCGCGCAGAGATTGAGGCCGCGAAAATTGTTGCTGCCAATCCTGACGCATCGATGATTGCCGCCCAGGCTGCGCAGATACTGGCCCAGCAATTCATGAATCAGGCCGCTTCCATGCAGGATGTCACTGAATCCGGCGAGGATGAGCAGGAGTCACCGGAACAGCCTGAACAGATGGAAATGCCTGTTGATGAGCCGGTGGAGATGCCGGAAATGCAGCCAGCGACCGAATACATCCCTGATATACCCGAAATCACCGGCAACGAGCCGGAGGAGTTGCCGCAATGACCGAACGTACCATGACCATTGTAGGTCAGCAAAACCTGCTTTCAGGCGTTGCGCTGACCATCACCCCGACGGATCCGACGTGCGAGACGTATTACGTTTCGTTTGACCTTGTTTCCGGATCTCCTGCCGCAGGAACGACGGCGGTTACAGCCAAAGCCTACAAGGGCGGCTCGGAATCCGTCATCGACCTGTCTACCGGCTCGGCGCTGAACATTGACCCGACGGCGCTGAAGTCGTTTACGATCAATCAGCCCATCGACAGCATCACGTTCACGCCTTCCGGCTGGACGGCGAGCGTCGTTGTCCGCGTGACGCTGACGGCGCTGACCAGCAACACGTTCAAGATGACTTGATAATTCGCGTTATGTAGGCGTAATATCTGTTACACCGACAGGCGGCGGCTAAACCGCCTGAGTCGTCGTGATGACGAACCATCCCAGCACACACGGCCAATTTATTAGGCTGGCCGTGCCGACGGAGCCTCTCAAATGTCTGAACAAGACAGCGTTATCGACGCGCCATTGACCGTAGAACCTGCTGAAACGGTCGCAGCAGAACCGCAGGCTGATGCAGCCGACGATACCCAACAAACGACAGAAACAACCGATTCAGCCGCCGATGAAGGCGCAGAAAGTGAACCGGTCGAACTGCCCAAGGGGATCAAAAAACGCATCGACACCCTGACGCGCCAGCGTTACGAACGAGACGCCCGCATAGCCGAGCTTGAAGCGCAACTTGCAGCCGCTAAACCGCAGCCCAAGGAACCGCAGCCGCAAGACTTTGCAGACCTCGAAACGTACCTGGAGGCGAAAGCCGAGCATATCGCAAACCAGAGACTGAGCCAGACCCAGCAGGCCGCCACGCAAGAGGCGATCGTGCAGGAGAAGGCGCAGAACTTTAACCAACGCGCGGCGGAATTTCGTCAGAGCGCACCGGATTTTGATCAGGCCATCGCGGCAGTCCCTGCGGTGCTGATGAAACCGGATATGGTCGAGGTGATTCTGGACATCGACGAGGGGCCTCAGGTGGCGTATCACCTGGCGACGAACCTCCACGAATGTGCGCGAATTGCATCGTTGTCAGGACGCCAGCAGGCTCTGGAGATCGGCAAACTGGCCGCCAGACTTGCAGCAAAACCCGAACCGAAACGCATCAGTGCAGCGCCTGAACCCGTCAAGCCAATCAAATCGACAGGTTCAACGCAGAAACGTCCGGAAGACATGACGATGGACGAATACGCGAAGTGGCGAAATGCGCAGTTGCAGAAGCAACGTCGATAATTTTTTGAGAGGCCCATATCATGGCTAATACCCTGCTGACCCCGACGATGATCACGCGCGAAGCCCAAATGGTTTTGCACCAGAAGCTGAATCTCGTTGGAAATATGAATCGTCAATACGATTCCCAATTTGCACGCACTGGCGGCAAGATCGGCACATCGCTGAACCTGCGTGTTCCTCCGAAATACACCGTCCGTTCTGGCGCAACCTACTCGGCCCAGAACGTGGTCGAGCGCCAAGTCGCCCTGCCCTGTGCTACCCAAAAGGGCATCGATTGCACCATCTCCGATGTCGAAATGGCCATGTCGCTGGAGAACTTCCGCCAGACGATCCTGGAACCGGCGATGGCTCAGCTTGCGGCACAGATTGAATACGACACGCTGGCCGGTGTGTACACCAAGGTACCGAATTACGTAGGCACCGTGTCTAGCCAAATCGACTTTAAGAAATTCCAGCAGTGCGGCCAGGTATTGACCGAAAACCTCGCGCCGGTTGACCGCAACCGCATCATGGGTCTGAACCCGTCCAGCCGCGTCGAGTTCTCCGATGCCGTTAAGGGGCTGTTCCAGTCCTCCGACAACATCGACGCTCAGTATCGCGAGGGCAAGGTTGGCCGCACTGGCGGTTTCGACGTGTACGAAAACACGCTGATTCCCGCGCACACGACCGGCACCTACGGCGGCACCCCGCTGACCAACGGCGCGAACCAGGGCAGCACCGGCTCCGGCAACGCCGTACCCGCAACGACCGACCTGATTACCGACGGCTGGACGGTTACGACTACTGTCCTGAAGGCTGGCGACATCATCACCATCGGCGACGTGTACGAGGTCCACCCGGAAACCAAGGTTAGCCTGGGCCGGTTGAAGCGGTTTGTTGTTGTGTCCGATACCACGACCGACGGCTCCGGCAACAGTACCATCACCATCAGCCCGGCCATCATCGCTGGCGGCGCGTATCAGAACGTTACCGCCCGCGCTGCTGACGGCAAGGCGATTACCGTGCTGGGAACTTCTGCGACCGCCTACGGCCAAAACCTCGCGTTCCACCGCGATGCGTTCGCCTTCGTGACCGCCGACCTCGTTATTCCCAACGGCGTCGATATGGCGGCCCGCGAGGTTTACGACGGCATCTCGATGCGGTTTGTGCGCTGGTACGATGGCGATACCGGCGACTTCAAGTCCCGCTTCGACATCCTCTACGGCTATGCTGCGGTCTATCCGGAGCTGGCCTGTCGCCTGGTGCATCAACTGTCGTAACCCGCTACACCCTGAGCCGGGTCCGCCCGGCTCTCACCATTCCACGGAGGCTGAATTATGGCTACTGTTGGCGATGTTTTATCCTCCGCATTGCGTCTCGCTGGCGTTCTGGCCGCCGAAGAATCCCTGAGCGCTGACCAGTCCGAAAACGGCATCGAAACGCTCAACGAGCTGCTTGCCATGTGGGGCACTACCCGCATGAACAGATCCGGCAATCAGCAACTGACGTTTACCCTGACCGATGAATCCGTGACGTTTGGCACTGGAGGCGATGTCTCTACCCGCATCCAGGGCGCATCGTCTGTCATTGTCCGGTCTGGCGGACTCGATTACACCCTGCGCGAAATCAGCGTTGATGACTACGCCACGATACCGCTGAAATCAACAGGCGGCACTCCAGATGCGTTTTGTCTGGACAACGGCTACCCGCTCAACACGATGCGAATTTACCCGGTTCCTTCTGCCGGTATGCAATTGCGCGTGGATGCGGTCGTGGCTATGGCCGAATACAGCAGCGTATCCGATACCGTTAACCTGCCGCCTGAGACCAGAAAGGCGCTGCGCGAGGCGCTGGCAGTACATTTTTGCGCTGAATATGGCATCGATCCGTCTGCTGCGCTGATTGCCATGTCGCGCCAATCACAGGCCGCCATGCGCCGAGCCTATCGTGTCCCTGCCGCTCGGTTTGACCCGGCATTGCCGAACGTGAGCCGGTTTGATGTCAGGACCAATCAGGGAGCCTATTGATGCGTATTCCGCTCTCTGGTGGCCAGAACAAGCGGTTCAGCGTCAATCAGGACGCTCAGACGCTGGTTAACCTATATCTGGATGCAGACAGCGAGGAACCGGAAACAAGCCCTGCGATGTACAAGGTTCCGGGAAAGTCGTCGTTTTCCACTGTGGGAACCGGCCCCATCCTGGCCATGATTGAGTTCGGCGGCGCAGTTATGGCGGTATCGAACGATGAGGTTTACCGCATCGACAGCAACGGAAACGAGACGCTGGTCGGGTCGATTTCATTCCTCAGTCCGTCGGTCGCATGTTCAAAAAACCGATATCAAGCAATATTCGTCACAGACTCAGGCGCATGGGTCAGCAACGGAACATCGTTGACGCAGGTTACAGACCCTGATTACCCCGGATCGCTGGTCGTCGATTACCTCGGCGGCTATTTCATTTTCGCCATACCAGACAGCCAGCAGTTCTACGTCAGCGCCATCGACAATGGCAGCAGCTACGACGCGCTGGATTTTGCGCAGGCTGAGTCGAACGTCGATGACATCGTGACTCTGATTGTCGATCACGAGGAGGTCTGGCTGTTTGGCACCGACACAACCGAAATCTGGTACAACTCCGGCACATCTGATTTTCCGTTTGCCCGCCGTCAGGGCGCGACGATGGAGGTTGGTTGTGCGGCGCGTCAATCGGTGGCGCTGGCGGATAACACGATATTCTGGCTCGGTCGTAATCAGTCAGGTTCAGGCGTTGTCTATCGTGCCGATGGCTACAATCCACAGATCATCAGCAACCGTGGCATCGAGTATGAAATATCGCAAATGGATCAGATTGATGACGCCATTGCCTACGCCTATCAGGATTCCGGCCACACGTTTTATGTGCTGACGTTTCCTGTTGGCGGAAAGACGTTTGTTTACGACGCATCTATCCAGGACCCAGGAAAGGCATGGCACGTTCGCGAAACCTACGGCAAGGATCGTGACCGCAGCAACTGCCATGTTTTCGCATTCAACAAGCATCTGGTTGGTGATTTTGAAGATGGTATCGTCTGGGAGTTGAGCCGTGACGTGTTCGACGATGGCGGATTGCCGATTGTCTGGGAGCGCACGCTGCCGCGCATCATATCCGACTTCAAACGCCTGTTTTTCCGCGAACTGGTCATCAACATGGAGCGTGGTGTCGGTCTGGTTGATGGATCGGTGCCGAAAATCTATCTCGACTGGTCAGACGATGGCGGCCATACATGGTCCAGCAAGCGCGAGGCCAGCATGGGAACTGTCGGCAACTACCTGCCAATGGTCGTGTTTAACCGTCTAGGCTCTGCTCGCGAGCGGGTTTTCCGTATTAGCGGGTCCGACAGCGTCAAAACGGTGATCCTAGGCGGATACATCGAAGTGGATAAGGGAAGCCATCCATGACGACGACCATTATCCCGCCGCCTCCGACGCAGCCGCTAAGCAGCGACCGCGCGCTATATGACTGGCTATATGTCGTCTATGCGGCAATCAATGGCATCGAACCGGGAACGGAAACCATCGGCCAATCTGCTGACCCGTCTTCCGGAATCCTGGCGCTCGGCCTGGCTGGAGCCGCTATCAAGGACGCGCAATCCTACGCGCTGATGGCGTCGCGAGTTCGTGAAAAACCAGCAGAATCCGCGCCGCCCGTCATCGCCCGCATTGATGCCGCAAAACTGGCTCAAGATGCGGCGATGCTGTCGCCCGCAAGAATTCCGCTCCCTAGACAAATGTCAATTCGCGTGCTGAGCGCATCGGCATCCATTGCAACTGGCGAGTTTGCCGACGTTGATGCGACATCCGGCGCGGTAACGATAACGCTGCCGCCTGCATCAACCAATAGCGGGAAAATGATCGGCGTTGCCAAATCCGACGCATCCGGTAATTTCGTCACGCTGTCCGGTCAGGTCAATGGCGCGGCGACGACAGACCTGACAACGCAATATACGGCCATTTTGCTTATCAGCAACGGCACAGAATGGAGGGCGTGGTGATAACGGCAGAGGTTACGAGCGGGTCCGCGTCAGAAATGACGGCGGCAATCACGTGGAACGAGATACATTAGAGGCTAACCATGACAATTACCGCGAAACAACTCATTGCGCCGCAGCACATAACCAACGCTGCGGCAACCTATTACACGGCAATGCGCGTCACCGGGCGCGTCGATATGATGACGGCAACAAATACCGATACGTCGGCGCATACCCTGACCGTTCATATCGTGCCATCAGCAGGCAGCGCGGCAACAGGAAACAAAATCATCTCGGCGAAATCCATCATGCCTGGCGAGACCTATGTATGCTATGAAATGCTAGGACATGCCATTCCGTCCGGGTCGTTCATTCAGGCGCTGGCCGATGCAAATACCGCCATCGTGCTGACGGCGAGCGGAATTGAGATCAGTTGATTGAGGTGATTTATGGCAGCATACAACACTAACGACTTGGCGCGTATTTACAGAAAAGCACGCGGCGTTGGGGAGAATGCGCTGTCAATGCTGACCAGCGGATTTGCTGAGCCTGCGGCCGGATATGCTGCGGCTGCGGCTGCGGCAACGGGTTACGACGCAGAGGGAGCGAGAAACGCCATCAGGGAAAGAATGACGTATGCGCCAAAAACGGCAGAAGGTATTCAGTATATGAATGCTCTGGCGCGAGTCATGTCTGCCGTCAACAATAGCGCGCCGGTCACAACATGGAAAAAAGGCGTTGATATTGCTGGAAGGTACTCGCCAACTGCTGGTGCTGTTCTTGCTTCGGTTCCAACTGCAATTGGAGTGGCGACAGGCGCGAAGTCTGCATTGCAGCAGGGAAGATCGGCGTCAATATTGGCGCAGCGGATGCAGGAGGGAATGGTAAGGAATGCAATGGTTCCAAGAAAACTACATCCTCAGGCAGGTGTTGTTGATATATGGGGAGAGCTGCTAGACGCAGATAACATCGGCGGAAGGTCTGCCGCAAAAGCAAAAGCGCAAGAGATGATTAAAAATCATCCAGAAATGAAAAATGACATTATTGGAAATTATAATGACCTTGGTTATAGCGACATGACATCAGTAACTCCAGACGTGGGGATTTCTTCAAAAAAACAGAATCAGTTACCAGCATCAATGAAAAGCGATGCAGATGATTTTGATGTTATAAAAGCAATGATTCAAGATCACTATGACGCTGCGAGCCGTCATCAAACCTATGGCTATAGAATTATTCCAGACGACATGGATTTGTCAGTTGGCGATTATCTTCCTGACTCATTCCGTTGGGACGATGGAGTAAACACAGGAGAGGCATTAAATGGGACATCGGCCATCGGTATTGAAATAGATGATATCGATTCTGGAATACGTCAGGCGCAAAAACTCAGGAAAAAGTATCTCGGGAAAAAACATGCGATCATTGCCACCGAAAGATACCCATCAGTAGGTGAAGACGATGGTGAACTTGTTCTTCCTGACGCAAGGGTCGTCGGGTTTGTAAGAAAATGAACATTTTCCGCCGCGACCTGATCGAAGCAGCATGGGATGCCAGCAAATGGCAATTCCATGATGGCTACGGTTTTGATGATTTCGCGGCGGATACGTCAGGCTGGGATGTATGGCCGGTGGTTGTTGAAGGTATATTGGCTGGGGCTATCCTTGTCAATGGCCCAGAGTTGCATTGCTGCATCAAACCGGAGTTCTTCCGGCGCTGGGCCACGCCGGGAATGTATCGGCGCGTAATGCGGCACAAGGCGCTGCATGGTAGACTGGTGACAAAGGTAAACGTCGATCATGACGCCGGGCGAGAATTCGTAGAGCGGTTTGGATTCAGGTGCGTGCAGAGTGTTGGCAGCACATTGATATATGAGATGAGGTAGATATGGGCATCGCAGAAGGCGTTATGGCTGGCGGATCGCTACTCGGCGGCGTACTGGGTTCGCGTGGCAGCAGCAAGGCGGCAAAGGCTCAGACGAATATCGCGGCGGCACAACAGCGGCTTGAGGATGCGCAATATCAGCAATCTCGTACAGACGCCATGCCGTGGCTGACTACTGGTCGGCAGGCGCTGAATCAACTGTCGGCAATGACGCAGCCGGGATTTGATTACCGCCAACTTGAGGAAGACCCTGGTTATCAGTTCCGGCGACAACAGGGCGAGAATGCGCTGTCTCGCGCGATGGCGGCGCGTGGAATGCTGAACTCTGGAGCGGCGATGAAAGAGGCGGCGCGGTTTAATCAGGGGTTGGCATCTGATGAGTTCACGAACGCCTACAATCGGCTTGCAGGTCTTGCTGGGACTGGCCAAACGGCAGCCGGAAATCTCGCCAGCCTTGGCAGCCAATACATGCAGTCAGCGGGTAGTAACGCCGGTCAAATGGCCAATGCTCGGGCTTCAGCGTATGCAGGCCGCGCACAGGCGCAACAGAACGCACTTGCTGACATTCTCGGCATGGTCGGATCTGGTGCGTTCAGCGGCCTGTTTGGCGGTAAATCCATCGGAAACAGCGGTTACGGCCTGAAAGAAAAGCTGTGACGGGAGGAACCATGCAACTCGACACGCGGTTACCGCTGGCAGCAATTGGCGAGCGCATCAACCCGGCTGGAATCATGCAGCAGGCGGCTCAGTTCAGACAGCAGCAACAAGCTGGAGCGTTGCAGCAGCGACTGGCTGAACTCAAGGCCAGCCGCGAGGCCGATTTGATGGAGCGTCGTCAACGCGCCGGCCGTCGCGTCCACTCGCAAATCCAGCAGGCAGAACAGGGACAGCCCGCTCAGTTTGAGCCTGTGCCGATGAATCATGGGCCGGTTATCAATCAACCTGCCTATGGTGAGATGCGCGAGACATCTCCGGCGGTCGCACCGCGAGAAATGACGCAGGAAGAAATCCAGCAGCAGATGGCGCGCGCGTTGTTTGCCGAGGGAGATTATGAAGGCGCGTTTGAGGCGATGAAGGCTGCGCGTTCTGGTCAGGTTTCTCAAGCCAAACCGTTTGGAGCGCAAACCAAGACCGGGCCTGATGGCATGGAATATGCGCTCAACATGATGACTGGGCGGTTTGAGCCTACTGGGTTCAAGTCTGCGCCAGAGCCGCAGAAGCGCAACATCGTATTGAGGGAAACGGGTCGAGGCATCGAGGCGATTGATGTTGCCAGCATCAAGCCGGGAACCGTTTTACCTGCGCCGGTTACAGAGAAAAAGCCGGATATATCGCCATATCAGCGTATCCAAGTCGAGTCAGGGCTGCGTGATGATTACCGCACGGATAGCAAGAACTATGCTGAAATCAAGCGCCAGTCCGCCATCATCAAGGCGGCGCTTGCTGACCCATCGGCAGCCGGAACGCTGTCTGCCGCGACAGCTTACATGAAGATGCTTGACCCTGGTTCCGTTGTCCGCGAGTCTGAACTCGGCATGGCGATGCAGACGCAGGGCATGATTGACCGGCTGCAATCGTATTGGACGACGATTGAAATGGGCAAGGTACTGACGCCAACCCAAAAGGCGGATTTTGCGCGGCTGTCGGATCAATATCTCAAAGCTGCGGAAGATGCACAGCGCAACCTGAACGCGCGTTATTCCGAATTGGCAACAGGCGCTGGCATCGATCCGAAACGGGTGGTCATATACGACGTGAAGCCTTCCGCTCAGGAAAAGCCGAAATCACGCGACATTGGCATTGCCGCTCAGTGGCTGAAGTCGAGAAACATCAAGACCCAGCAACAACTGTCGGCCGAAATCGGCAAGCTGAAAAAGTCGGGATGGACTGATGACGAAATCCGCAAAGCAGCGGCTGGAGCGGGGCTATAAACATGGCAAAACTTGATATTGATGCTGCGCTTGCTGACCATCAATCCAGTGTTGATGAAGCGCTTGCAACGGCTACAAGCAGGGCATCCGGCGCTGAATTGCCATCACCGGCCCAGGGATTCGTCACTGCGATGCAGGGGCCGCTATTCGGATTTCTCGACGAGATGACAGGCGCAGTTCAGGGAATCAAATCTGCGGCGACCGGCGGCGAGTTTGCTCCAGCCTATCGCGAGGGCCGAGATTTGATTCGCGGCATGGAAGAGCAGTATCGCAAGGACTACCCGGTCACCGCTACTGTTGCGCCTTTGATGGCATCTGCGCCTGTCTTTGTCGGAGGTCCGCAGGTCGTTCTCAAACCTGGCGCAACCGGTACCAGTAACCTCTTGCGCAACATGGCTGGCGCTGCGGCAACTGCGGCCGGATACGGCGCGCTGTCGGCTGCTGGTGAATCTGAAAGCGATGGCAGCAACCTGCTGATCGACATTCTGACAGGCGGCGCATCATCTGGCGCGATGGCTGGCGCATCGGTTCCCGTTGTCAACATCCTTGCCGGGATTACTGGCCGTGTCGGTCGCGCTCTGCCTCCTAAAGCATCTGGCGCTATCGCTGGCGCTGTCCCGTCGGCCATGCGTCCTGCTGGCATGTCGCGCGAGGACTATGCAACGCGGAAAGTGGCTGAGCAGCTTATCCGTGACCAGCCTCAGGTTGGTATCAACAAACCGATGGACCGATTGCTTGCCTATCAGCGGTATCTTGGTCAGCAGGGTCGCATCGTTGATGTCGGAGGCCAGCAGACGCGCCGCACTCTTGATACGCTGGCAACGCTTCCCGGTAAAACGCCGGAGATGGCAAGTCAGGCATCAATTCAGCGGCAAGCAGGACGGGGCGCAGCCATCATGAGCGATGCGGAAAAGGCTCTAGGCACGAAAGGCGCACAATACTTGCAGACGGTTGATGATCTGGAAAGAGCTGCGAGTGCCAACTCCAGGCCGTTTTACGACCAGATCCGCGATGTATCATTGCCGGTTAGCGGCGGATTGCGCGAGGTTTTGCAGGATGCCAACAAGTACCTCGGCGGCGCTGATGAATATGCGGCAACGCTTGGAATCACCGGTCGTGGACTGCGCGAGGCACTGGAAGGCGTAAATGTCGTCGGCGTCAGTGGTCAGCGCACGAAAACAGCCGTCGCGCCGCTGTCGCGGTTTGATGCGCTCAAGCAATATCTGTATGACGTGGAACAGGGGTATCTGCGCGAAGGGTCAAAAAATCAGGCTGCCGCAATCACTGGTATTCGCCGTCGCCTGATTGATGAACTGGACAAGCTGTCGCCGAAAGACGAAGGCGGACGCAGCATCTACAAACTGGCGCGCGATGCCTACGCCGGGCCGTCGCAACTGAAAGACGCCGCAGAACTTGGGCGGCTGGCATTTGCGCCGGATAAGGATTTTTCAGTGCGTCAGGCCATTGCCGATTTGTCGGAATCCGAGGTCGCAGCCATGCGTGTTGGGCTGATGCAAGCCATACGCGAAAAAGCAGGAACGCAGGCCGGGCAATCGTGGCTGATGAACAACTGGAAGAACCCGGCAACGCGGGAGAAGATCCAGCTGGCGTTTGGAAAAGACGCTGGCCAGTTTATTTCGTCGCTCAACAAACAGGCTAAGCTCAAGCTGATGGAAAGCACCGTAGGTGGCGGGTCGCAGACGGCAACGCGAATGGCAAATGCGGATGATCTCGGCATTGAAGCGATAAAAGAGGCGGCAGCAGGCGCGGCATCGGCGAAAGCAGGCGATGTTCCCGGCGCGATGAGTTGGATTCAGAAGCTCGTCAGGCGCACAGAACTTCCTGAGCCAATCCGCAACGAGATGGGCCGCATCCTGCTTCTGAAAGGGCCGGAGGCGCGAGCGAAATTGATGCAGATGGCGGATATCCTTGAGGTCATCGCCAGACAACAGGCAAAATCAGCAGGAATGACCGGGGCTTTTGTCGGTCGCCAAAATCCGTGGCTTACAAATGAGGGCGGCCAACAATGAAATATCTATCACCGTGGACCCGTGCTCGTTTTCTTGATGCAAACGGCGCTCCACTGTCAGGCGGCAAGCTTTATACCTATCTGACCGGAACCAGCACTCCGAAAGCGACGTATTCTGACAGCGGCGGCACGCTTAACGCCAATCCTGTCATCCTGGATGCCGAGGGTTATACCGACATCTGGCTGGACAATGATGCCAATTACCGATTCCGGCTTGAGAACAGCGCGGGTGTCCTGCAATGGCAGCGCGACGACATCAGCCCGACAGGCGCGGCATCCGGAGATAGCACCATCCTAGGCAACAGCGGCAAAACCTACAAAATGGTTGCCGGTGTCTTGCGGCAGACGACGGCGGGTGGAGGCTGGGCGCTGATTGATGACGCCAACCACAAGCCTGTCAACTGCACCGGGGCTATCAGCGTTGATACAGACGGTAACCTTAAGGTCGAATATGGGTTCACGGCGGTCAACAAGTCTGGTTTTGTTGTCGGCGTGGATGAGACGTTCGCCGAGCTGGGGATTCAGGTCGGCGCATCGGTAGGTAATTCGTTTGCGATTTTTCAGGCCTATGCGGCATACGGCGGCGCGGTCGGCGTCGGTGGCGTGGCATCGCAAACGGCTCTCGGCCAGATCCTCAACATCGCACCATACACCGCTGGAAACAATCAGATCGTCAACGCTACCAACGGCTGGGTGACGATCATGCACGATTCCATCGCGCACGCATCCGGCAATGGTCCTGCCGTAGCAACCAGTATCAAGGGCAACCACGGGTTTTTCGACGTAACCAGCACAAAGACATCGTTCACGCTGCGCTACAAGCGCAACTGCTCAGGCGTGGTGACGTGCCCAGTGTCTGTACCGACGATGCTTAGCAAGAGCTACGTACTCCCGACATTCTCGCCGGTGGCTATCAGCTCGACGGCGGAGGGAACCAGCAGCCTCGTTCTGGTCACCACATCATCCGACCACGGCCTTTACAACGACGCGCCTGTCATCATCGCCGGACATTCTGTCGCCGGTTACAACGGGACGTGGAATATCACAGTCCAGAGCAAGACGTCATTTTTGCTACAGGGTTCGACCTACAGCAGCAACGGAACAGGCGGCACGGTGGCGCTCGGGTACACCGACTGGCCGTATGCCGGGCCGTGGACGGTCAGCACGGTGACAAATAGCGGTGGCCTGCAAAAAGTTACGACGACAGCGGCGCATGGCCTGGTTACTGACATGGCGGTCACGGTGGCGGGCGTGGCGACGGCAACGACTGCAAACGGCAACTGGCATATCACCGTCATTGATTCGACCTCGTTCACGTTACAGGGTTCGACGTATGCGGTTGATGGTTCAGGCGGAACCGTCACGCTGCCCGAGGTGGTTTTTGTCACAGACCACATGGCGGTAAACCATCCGTATGCCGGGGCCGATAATCCCATTGTGCTGCAAAAACAGTATTCCGCAACCCAGAGCTACACCGTCGAGCTGGGAACTGTCACGGCATACGGGTTCCGGGTGTATTTCAAGAACTCGACAACCGGAGCCGTCATAACATCCGTCAGCGACCAGATGGGGTTCAATTTCATCCGTGATGTCAGGCTGGCGGCTACCATCGGCACGACCATTGGAACGGTGTCGCGCGATAACGTGCATTGCAACATGAATGCGCTGTACAGCAGCAGCGGCAATTTCTGGTTTATTGGCCTTTTCGAGGTTTGATCATGATTTACGCAAATGGCATGACGGCAAATGCGGGTAGTGGCGGTGGCGCATCAAAATCCACCGAATTCACAGGCTCCGGCAACTTCACACTGGGCGCTGCAACCAAGTCGCTGTATGTACTGTTGGTTGGTGCTGGTGGCGGCGGTGGGTCTGGCGGCACGTCAGGCGCTGGCGTTGTGTGCTCTGGAGGCGCTGGCGGTGGTGGTGCTGGCAAGCTGGAGTTTGTGCTCACGCGTGCTGAAGTTCTTGCTGCGTACCCCACCGGCATTGTGCCTATCGGTATTGGCGCTGGCGGTACAGCAGGGGCGAGCGTAACCAATGCAGGTGCAGCGAGCGGCAATAACGGAGGGCAGGGCGGAAACACTACGTTTGGTACGATCGCCACAGCCTATGGCGGCGGTGGAGGTGGTGCTGGCGCTGGTTCTGCTACTGCAAGTGTTGGCGGCGGCGGCGGTAGCCAGCGCGCAAAGGGTTTAACTGCCAGTACAACAGCCCAATACGGCGGTGGTGGTGGTGGTAACGGCGGCACTCCTACTGGAGTCAGTGCTGTAGGCTGCGGCAGCGGTGGCAGCGGTTGCGGCGGTTCTTCTGGAGGTTCTGGCGTGTACGCTGTAGATGGCGGTGTTGGAGCTGCTGGTGGTGGTGGAGTGACTGCCGCCAACGCTGCTACTGCTGGAGGGGCAGGCGGTCCTCGCTTTGGTGAGACAACTGGCGCAGGCGGTGGACCCGGAGGGGCATCTGGGACGGCAGGTACAGCAGGTGCTGCACCTGCTGCGGGCGGGCTGTTTGGGCAAGGCGGCGGTGGTGGCGGCAGTGGTACTGCTGGCGCTGGCGGTGCTGGCGGAGCCGGAGGCCGTGGCTCTGGTGGCGGCGGTGGCGGTGCTGCGCGCAGTACATACGCCACTGGCGCTGGTGGCGTAGGCGGTGGTGGCTGGGCATTGGTATTGGAGTTTTGATCATGCAGCGATATGTCGTTGTTGATGCGGACGGCTACGCCGTCAATGTCGTGTTGTGGGACGGTGAGACTCCGTTCGATGTTGATGGTGAATTGGTGCTTGAGTCGGAATGCAAGGCAAAGGCGCGGGAGATTGCAGATGAGCAATCAGCCAAAACCGAATGAACTGCCTTGGATCGCTGAAGCTCGCAAACATATCGGCCTGCGCGAGGTTCCAGGCCCAAAGAACAGCACCGTCATCGCCGGATGGCTGGCAAAGCTGAAAGCGTGGTGGTCGGATGACGCAACGCCGTGGTGTGGCACGTTCGCGGCAATGTGCGTGGCCGATGCGGGCCTGACGCCGCCTAAGGACTGGTATCGTGCGACCGCGTGGTTAACGCTGCCGGTATCGCTGCCGCGCCCGGCCTATGGCTGCATCGTGGTATTCACGCGGCAGGGCGGCGGGCATGTCGGCTTTGTTGTCGGCAAGGACAAGGCCGGAAACCTGATGGTGCTGGGCGGCAATCAGGGCGATGCGGTCAATATCAAGCCGTTTGCGCTCAATCGCGTGGCCGGGTATCGCTGGCCGTCCTCCTACCCGGCGGCGTCCCGCTTCATCCTGCCCTTGCTGGATTCCGACGGCAGGGTGTCGGAGGATGAGGCGTGAACCGCCCGTGCTCGTTTGAACTTGCCGCGCAAATCCACCGCGCTGTCAATTCGTCTACCGGCTATGCATCGGACGCCGAGCAATTCGGCGTACCTGAGCATTGGGAGCCCGCTTCCGGTCGCGGCGATTGCGAGGACTACGCGCTTGCCAAGCGGGCGCGACTGCTGGCGGCGGGATGGCCTGCGGATCGAATGGCGCTGGTGACATGCCGTCAGCCCGGCGGCGTCGGCCATGTCGTGCTGTATGTCGATACCGATGACGGGGCGTTTATCCTGGACAACACGCAAGAGCGTCCGGTATCGCCGATGATGCTGGATTATGAGTGGGAGGGGATGTTATGTGGCGGCGAGTGGCGGGAGTTGCGTGGGTGGTCCTGATGCTCTCCGGGTGCGGAACGTCGCGCCCGGTGCTTGGTGATGCTGTGATGGGTCCGGACGGCTGGCTTGAGTATTGCCAGCGCCATCCGGAGGACAGGGATTGCAGGGAGTAGCTGTTAAAGCGGTTTCTTGACAAAGTTCCCGCGCGGCGGCGCTGATTCAACCTCTATCAGTCCCGCCTCGCGCAGTGTTTCCAGATGCCGCTTTGCCATCACTCGGCTGGCGGCGCTCATGTTATCCGTCGTCTGCCAGTCGCGTCCCTGCGTGGCGTAGTGCGGG